TAGCACATCTTCTACAGCTCTAGCCCTTGTGCCTGGTGGTGAATAACTTGCAACCTTTGTCATTTCTTCTCGGCTAGCCCTTTTGCCCTTAGCTGCGTAACCTGCATTTGCAAGCGCTCTGCCGATCGCTGAAGTCTCAGCATTCTCCAATGCAGAAGTTGAATTGACACCCCGATCAGACACGCTCTCACTAGCAAGCCCAGTCGCCCACGGCTTTGCATCGGCTTCTGTCTTAAATAATTCAGCACTAATAATGTATCTAGTGTCTGTGGCCTGCTCAATCTTTGTGAATACTCTTCCATCTGGATACTCCTTCCAAAACTTTTCTAGTCGGCTCTCGACTGTTTCGTAATCTTGTAAATTAAATGCCATCTTTCCACACTCCATCCTCATCTTGCATCGCTTCAGTTATTGTTTTAGCGATAGCGATGTATCCAAGCGCATCGGTGTAATTGTCATCGACTCGTGGATCTTCAGCTTGTCTGCTGATTTTGACCAGGCACATACATATTGCAACCTCATTTGGTTGTATTGGATAGCCAAGGTAAGCTGACCAGAGTTCGGCAATTCGCTTATGGTTTCCGATTGGGTGGCCATAATCAGCACCTCTACTATGCAAGGTATCGATGACTTGTTCAAACAGCTTCTCAGTTCTTGTCATAGTCAAATACCTCATCGGTTTTAACTTTGTTTTCGATCATACGGCGGTGCATATTCCAACCATCACGGCGACCTAAGTAGTAATAACGTGCTTCAGCATTTTCTTTATTAACGTGTATGTACCAGCTGATGCCTATTAAACCAAGCATCCCATAACACACTGCGTAAAATACATCTACAGTAATCATATAGCCCTATCTATGCTCACATATTTTGTGGCATGGCAATAGTGTTGCACCTGTGTATGACTTTGTGGATTATTTAGGGCGTAGTTTGTATAACAATTAGGTAACGATGTTACCCGTAATACCTGCCCAGTGCTGTGAATGAGCCATCCTTATTGATCGGCACTAACGTGGGTGTTAGTGTCTTTCCAACGGCTTCTAGTATACCAATACCCATCTGCCAATTAGCGCTTCCATAGCGTAAATAAGAGGCTTTCTTTCTATCCATAAGATTGCCTACCTCGAGCCCGTATAAAGCCCTGTAATGGCTTCCTACGCCCTCTGCATAGGCACTCATGCCTAGTCTATGGGTGTGGCCACACAATACAGATTTACCCCATTTTTTAGCCAGGTTAAGGGCTGTGATACCGGCGTGCTGAGACATGTTTCCTTCATCGCCATGGGCCAGCATCCACCCTGGGTGAAACTCATAAGCGGTGCGATGGTATTCCATGCCCATATCTTTAAATCCCATAAATGCTGGGTATTGTAATTCAGGTAAGCTGATTAAACCAGGCACCTTAAGCAAAGTGTTATATAAGCGATCAGTATGATTACTACGGATAATATGACACTCTCGGCTGTACTCACTGAGATCCCACAATATCGACTTAGTAAGTTCCCGATCATCGTGAATGGTTTGCCGATAAGCCAGAGGTGTGCCTTCAGCCCATTTACTAATCGTGTTAAAGTCAATTTCATCCCCAACCACCAATACTGAATCAAACTTTTCCCGCCTTGCTAACTTAATTACATTCTTTACAGCTGCTTCATGATGAAACGGCACTTGTAAATCACTAATAACTAAGTAGCGCTTAATCGTCATCCTCGTCTGGAGTAGGGATAGTTGGGATAATGCCATTGTCGCCTACTACCCAATCGGGCATAGATGATGGACTATCCATTAAATACAGACATACAGATTCTGAGAATCCAGCCTTACGTGCAGCTTTAAACATCTCATGCTTAGCAATATAAAAGACTTCTAACTTAGATAAAGGGTCGGGCGATTTACGTACCACACGCCTGTTAATCTTCTTTCGTTTACGAGTGCTAGCCATATTAAAATTATGACTTACTAATTAAGATAAAGAGATCATCGACACGCTTCTCTAATCGTGTTAGTTGATCCTTCATACTAGCGCCACCATTAGGTCGCAACTCGTTTAACCAGTTTTTAACTAAAAAACGTAATCCTACTAGCCCGCCTGATAGCACGGCCATAACGCCAGCGCCAAAGCCAGCCCATTCTGTAGGTGTCATGCTTCATTAGCACCGATGCCATAAGCACTGTCGGATTTATCTAAAGCCCTAGCTGCTGGACCTGCTAGCGCTGCAACAATCACAGACACAGCAGGATCTAAACCTAATTCATTACTTGCTAAAAATGTTAATAGAGATACAAGCACACCTCTAAAGTATGATTTTAGTATTGCTTTTTGCTTCTTGCTTATCTTCATATTTTGCCCCCTATTAGTGGTATATCAAACGGCGTGCCATTTAGATCGCCTAGCGTTGTAAAGCTGATATGGATATGACGCTTGTGCGGGTTAATGCCTTTGTACTTACGCCATTTCCAATTTAATATCTTCGAGCATATTCGCCTGTTAAAGATGACGTATGATATGCGTGGATCCGATTTGGCTGCGACTCTGATCTGGTCAGCCAGATAAGGTGCGAGGCTGTCGGATGACTCCAACCAAGAATCAATATCAATTGCTCGTACATATCCGAACTTGTCTGGATTATGATCTGATTTTCTGGCGGAGTGACGGCTATCGCCCACCCACCCATCACTGGCAGTACGCCTATTCGGAAACCACGTATCAACTTGATCTCTTAACTGCACACCAGCTGCACATAATTTAGGTTTCATCGGCACAATTCCTCAAGATTATGCTAACAGTAATTTAGCCTCGTCAGCAGTTATGCCTAAACGCTCAAGTAGTTCAGCCTTAGCAGTTGCCTTTGCTGCGGCTTCGGCTTCCCTTGCTGCCAATTTTTCTGCTCTTGCTTTAAAATAAGCAATTTCATCTTCATTGGCTGATCGTTCAACAGATTGTTTTGTTAAGCCGTCATACTCAGTAATTGTATATTCCATCATTACTCCTTAGCGTATCCGTAAATAAAAATTGCCCCAGTGGAATTATTGTCAAATATAAAACCAATACCATCATATTGGGTTGTATTAGCCAGCATACCCGAACTGTTAAAAATTTCAGTTGTTCCGTTGCCCGCATTAGCATAAAAACCATTACTATTATATGAAGTATAAGATGCTAATTGTGGATAATACAATTCTATTGTAGCGCCGTTGTTGCCCCTATCGTTTCCACTTAAACCAAAGCCATACCACTCATCTGTTCCCAAAGCATTACTACTGGTTGAAACTGTGGTCGAATAAGCGTTTAGTCTCTGAGAGTTATATCCAGTTGTTGTTGCTGATGCACTTGCTCTCATTCTAAAACTTGCATCTGCGGCTAAATTAGATGCAACATTTTTTGCAACCACCATTATTTTGTAATTCTTGTAAGTTGATGTAAAAACATTATCACAATTAACTGCACTTGTAGTGCTAAATGCAACTTCATCAATTAAAGTTAAACCTGAACCACCAGCAGGAGTAGCCCAAGATGGTACGCCAGCCGCAACAGTCAATACTTGACCTGTTGAACCAATACCGAGTCTTGCAGGTGTTGAACCACTTGAAGAATAAATAGTGTCGCCTGTTGTAGTCATTGGGTTTGTCATGCCTGTTGTATCTAGGTTTGCCCAAGCACTGCCAGTATAATAAGTGGTTACGTTTGTATCTTTTAGATATGCAAAATTTCCTTCTTGTGGTGATGTTACAGCTGCATCTCTAGCAGCGGCACTGGCGAAGACCCAGACACCTTGCATTAAGTAACCATCAACATCGGCAGCGGTTAACACCTCGCCTGTAACAAAGTCTTTAAATCCTAATCCAGCGGCCATTATTTCTCCTTAGTAACTAAGCACATTATAGTCTAAAGTGCCGTATATATTGTTATTTAGAATCAGTGCATCGATGACTGGTTCAAGGGTCGTAAAGAAGACCCTAAAGCTGTTGGGTGTGATGGTGGTAGCTACTCCAAAAATCTGCAAAGTGTTATCTAAGGTAGATCCACCTGGCTGGGTAGTAACAATTCTGATCGGGTCAAAAAAGTCTAACTCCAAGGCTGCGATAATGCCTGCGTTGTAATTGTCTGTATATAAATCTAACTCAATGCCATCGCATCGCACGCTAGTTTCGGCACGGCTAGCCACATAAGCCTGGGCATAATCTAGGGCTACAGCATCGGTCTGCATTAGCAGGTCTTGTAGGTTATAGCTGTGGATGAAATACTTGTCAATAGATGCTTGATTGATGGCTGTTTGTGGTGAGCCACCCGTGCGGCTAATTTGTGCTGAGTTAAAGATTAAGTCATCATCTAATTTCCACATAGCGTTGGCATATGCGATACCTGTGCCATCATCGTTAAATGTAGTTACTGTGCCACCAATCGATCCTGCCGTTACTGCTCTATCTTGAAATACAAACTCTCCGTCTGTGTTTACATATAGCGCCCCATATTCGGATGTTGCTACTGTAGTCATTGCATCTAAAGAAGTACGTGCCGTGCCTGGATCTGCCTGCATTGTAGTTAAGCCTGCATCTATATCACGCATAGTTGCTGGCCAGTCAATTTGATCTAATATCTGGTTAATTCTCGTGCCTGATAGATTGCCAGCGCTGGCACCTGTGACTGTTGATACCTGTGCATTTTGAGCAAGCCTAAACGCATCTACAGCTTGTATTGTTGTATAGGCAACCTCTGTTGCATCCTTTGGTTGCGTATTAACATATGAAGTAATAAACCCTGAGAATAGGCTATAAGTAGTAGCACCATAGGTAGCAGAGATTTGCACCTTTTTCATTGGTGTCAGCAATTCGTAATATGGTCCTGATGGATTGGTTGGGTTAAAATCCCCATTTTGATCTACAATTCTTAAAGTAAGTGCGCCTGTTTGAAATTGATCTACTAATGCGTTACGCCCACGGCTAGTTTGTATATAGTTAATCTGATCTGATACATCAACTATGACAGCTGCTGAATCGGCTAATATGTTTACGTCTAATATGCCAGTTCCTAATATCATCGCTTGAGCAAAACTTGGCCCAGTAGAAAAGTTAATTACAGCATTGATTGTTGGTACGGCCATTAGTTTGTAAGAGATCCCGCTGGTAGTAATTTGTTGCCTGACTTTAATAACTGCAATACGTTTTTCTGGATTACAGCCTCTAATTGCTGATCGGTGACTATTGTGCCTGCGTTTACAACTACTGTGGCTGTAGGCTGAACAGTTGCAACGGCAGCGGCAACGGCCTGTTGATTAGTTGCACCTTGTGGCAATCGGGTAAACTCATCTGGCGCTATTTGATTACGGCCTCGGCCAGTCATCTGACCTAAAGCGTTAAACAGGGCAGGGCCAAAATTTGTAAGCGCACTAGCGGCCATACCTGCAGCTGTGGCTAGTGCATCAATAGATGCTTTAGCGCCTAGTTCAGCATTCAATTTCTTAGCCAACGCCTCGTTATTATCTAAAATTGCTAGTTGCGCTCTTAGGCGTAATTTAGTCTCTTCATCGGTTGCCTGGTTAAGTGCTAACGTTAATCCTATGCGCTCTATATCAAACTTATCTTTAAGTTTATCTACTTCTGATTTAGCTTTTAGTGCTGCAGTCTCTGACTTTTTTGCAGTTGTTAAGTCTTTAGATGCCTTAGCTTCTAAGCGTAATTGTTGCAAGTAGATACGGCTAGATGATCTGCCTTGGCTGTTTGATGGTGCAGTCTGCGCTCTTTGTGCTGCGCCTATTTCGGAGAATCCTGCAAGGTAAGCACCTAATACCGGGATATTCTTTACATCAAATAATGCACCACCGACTTTAGTATTACCAATTTCTTTAAGTTTGCTAATTAAAACGCCTACACCCAAGATTGCATCTGCAGTGCTTTGAGCAAAGTTATCCATCAAATCTGTAGCTGTGCTGATGCTTGTGTCTTTACCTAATAAAGCCAAGGCATCTAATAGACCTTTGCCTATTGTCTCCTGGGCATTTGCGGCAGCAACAGTAAGTAGACCCATCTTGCCTGCATAAGTATCTAATCTAGCCGCTGCTTGGCCTGCAAACTTCTTATTAAGTTCGCCCATGATCTTATCCATATCGCCAGTTTTTAGTGTGGCCTTGCTTATGCCTGCACCTAATCTGCTTAATCCTGTGGTGTTACCACTAAAGCCACGAGTAAGGGCTGCGCTTACTTCTGTAAGGGATTTACCTGTTGCAGCACTTATGTTTAATGCTGTCTGTAATGCGTCTTGGCTTTTAGTTATGGATCCTGTAGCTGTAAGTAATTGTTGGAATGCCGGGCGTAACTCATCATCTAATACGCCTGTTAGTTTTTGCAGGTTGCCTATGTAGTTCTCTACACCAGGTGCGCTGAATTGAAACCCTGTGTTTTTAAGCTGTACTTCTAAAGACTTAGCGGCCTTTTCATCGGCCATGAATGCAGCCACGGCCTTCTTGCTAAATTGAAATAACTTTTGTGCTGCAAAGACACTGGCAAAGGTTTTGCCTAACTTCTGCACCTGTTGGTCAAATACAGATATTTCTTTTTTGCCTTTTTTGAGTGCTTTGCCATTAAAAGTGGCTAAGGCCGAGACGACTATATTGGCCATTATGCGACCCTCTTTTGCTGTGTAGTTTTATTAAAGTGCGTAGCAGTAGCGTTGATTGCTTTTTGTATTGCTTCATAAATTTTAGGACTATCTTCTGCCCAGGCCTTGTAAACTAGACGGCCTTTAGTTTTGCGCCCGCCACCTCGCATGCCTGCGATCTTTGGTTGTGATGTTACTTTAGGCAAAGCTGCTATAAACTGTTGGCTAGCAAATGCATTATTAGATCCAAACTCACTAAGCGCTTTACTTCTAGGTGCTTTAAGTGTGTATGTGCCGCCATCACCTTGAGATGTTCTAAACTCAAATGGCGCTCTACCTTGTGGGTTCAAGCGACCTGCTACTTCATAAATTGCGCCAGGCTTGCTTGCATTGTAAACAAAATTGTAGACTTTAAATCCATTAGAAAATGTTTTATTTTGTCCAGGGTTATAACCAATTCCTGCCTTAGCCACACTTGCATCATATTTAGGAAATGTGCGATATTTCATTGGGCCAATAATTCCAGCGGCCTTTGTCCAGCCTGACAATACGTCTGTGTTTGCTGGCACAAAGCCTTTAGCCTTACTTGCTACACCACGCATTAGCGGATCTATAGCTGCGACAACACGTCTACGCATATCAGTATCAATAAAACTTAAGCCCTTTAGGACATCTTTAACGCCTACGACCTCTACTGGCATTTTTGATCTCCTTAGCTCTGTCTGTCAATACCTGGATTATTGCTAGATACATTTCGGTATCCATATCAATAAACTCGCTAGGCGGTATTCCAGTCTCTACTGCTAATTGCGCAATAGTGTAAACAATAGAATTCCGCTCAGTTATTTTTTTTCTTCGTCTAATACCTCGACAGTTTCAAGAGTGTCTATAAACTCTGATCCCCATAAAGGTATCTGTGCGCCAGCCCTGCGTAAGCATTCATAAGCCAGCCAGAATATCTCTGTTTGACGCTCATGCTCACGCAAGACCTTGCTAATTCCTGATCCGTACTTTAACTCGAAAGCGTACTCGACACCTGGTGTGATCTTGTGTTCTGATACCTCACCATTAGCCCTTGTTATCTTTAGCTTTGCCATTGTTACTCCTTAGTTAGAATGCCACCGATGGCGACACTGTTACTGCGGAGTTTACTGTAAAGGACAGACTTGACGTGGCAATTTCTGAAACGCCGCCTTGGCCTATTGGAGTTAGGTTGTTGACCAAAATTGAAAATTGGTACGTTGGGTTAGCTGCCGATACGGCAGTGCCTTTAACAGTGATTACTGATACTCCCAAAGTTTGGCCAAAGGCTGCATTTAGTGTTTGCATTACCTGGCTTGTTGCCCAGTCATTGATAAAGTCAATAGTAAATGTTGCTGATTGTAGACCTGCAACAAACTTATGTGCGCTATCGCCCATTGCTGTTACTTCTAACTCATCTACGATCTGATTGATTACAGCGTTTGTTACATAAGCGCTGATATCGATTGAAGGTACTGTAGGTGCAGCAGCGGTAGCCAACTTAACACCAACGTTATTATTTAAATAGATTGCCATTGTTATTCCTCATCTTTCTTTGTTTGTGCAGTTGGTTTTGGTGCGTCTTGAATTTGGCCTGTCTTTTTTAAGAAGGCTAAGTCTTCTTCGTGTGTACTCATTTTAACTCCAGCTCGTTAGGATTGATACAGTTATTTCTGATGTTAATAAATCTCCACTAGCTGCATTAGTTATAGCTGGAGCGGAGACACTTGATATGTTGTAAACCAGGGTTGATGCCGCTAGTTTAGTTACGACTGCCACAATAAAATCTTCCATGCCTAGCAAGTTGCCTTGATTGTCAAATGCAGGTGTAGTTATTAGAATCTTAAAATTAGCCATCGGTGCTATACCTGTTTGGCTATTATTGTTTGGAATTATGTATGGATCGGATGGGGTGACCACCACGCTGTTTGCAAGCAAAGTTGCTGGCGGGAATGCAAAGGTAGACCATACTCCAGCGTTTGCTAAAGCGGTTGCTAGCGTGCCACGTAGGGTGCTTATTGCGGCCATTAGCCAACCAATGAATTAGGATTTGAATACGGTTGGATGAGGCCTCTGATCCTGTTTATCAGTTGGTACCCCATCCTGTAAGGACTTGCAGATACCCCATCCATACCTACCCCACCAGTCTGGCTAACTTGACGTGCTTGCCAGATGTCTACAGCTACGATCATCGCAGCCTCTCTTATGGCAGGGGTCGCAGTGTAAGCCTGTGCTTTATGCTCTGGGCCAAGGGCTCGGCCGTATGGTTTGATAAAGTGAAAGTTGTCATCCGCAGCTGTCTTTGCGTATTGAATAAAGCTGTAGCCGTTTGGGTATGAACTTAATGCGTATGTACTCCAAAACATTGTGCCAATTGAAGCGGGCACTGTAGTACCTGGGAATGATCCTGTTAATGTGTATGTGCCGTTATACGTTGCACCACAATTAGACACTGTTATTGATTGACCTGTAGTAAATATGCCAGGATTTGATAATACTAAAGTTGCTACGTTATTGCTGATAGATGAAGCCACTACTGGGGCATCGTTATGCCATAAATAACCTTGTATTAAATCTTCTGCCGATTGGCAGCACTCTTCCACTGTAGCGTCACTGTATAAAGTGCCAATACCTAAATTACTGCGTAACTCTGCCATTGTTACCATTGCAGCGGCCATAGTGTCCTTTCTAAAAAAGCTCCCCTGGGGCTAGGGCTACTAAACCCCAGAGGATTACTAAATTGACTAACTTATTACGTTAGGTTGAAGCGGCGAACGCCACCAGCGACCAATACACCAACGGCCATGTAGCCATATAGTGCTGTTTCGATCTCGCCAGTTGCTGGCTGATTTACAGATAGTCGTAGGATTGGTGATTCGTAAATTGATACTGATGAAGGTACAACAATGAATGCTGACTCATCAATAGTAGTTGATACTGCGTTTGGATCTACGTAAAGATCAAGACCTAATACGTTACCACGTAATGATGTTGGTACTGAAGATCCAGCGTTGTTCATTGGATTAGCAGCATTGTAAATTGGGCGACCTGTTGTATCGGTTGCGCCAAGTAGTAGTGACCACTGTGATGTACCAGCGATGTACTTAGTTGCTAACTCACCTGTTGCAAGGTATGCAGCTGGTGCTTCTTTAGATACGTAGGAAATAATTCCTGCTGAATCTGCTGCTACTGCTGTAGCTTGTGTGCCGCCTGCTGTTAATGCTGCAATTACTGCTGCATCTGTTGCCTTATTGTAAGCTCGGGTCATGTTGTCAAGCATTGAGGCAAAAAAGCTGGGCGAAGATCTTTCAAGAATTTCTAAGCTGTAGCGTTGTAGTCCAGCATATTTCTTAACAGTTAGGTTTACGTATGAAGATACGATACCTGTCTCTGAAGGTGCTGCTGCTTCTGCTGTTTCTGCAACTGTACCTGAAGTAGTAATCTTTGGAACTGAAATTGTCATGCCAGCGGCAGGCAAGGCCCGTGACCCGATCGCATCCACTGCCGGTCTAGATCCGATAAGGGTATCTACTACTGTAGGCACGAATTGTGTTGGACTAAATGCTGGGTTGGTAGTAAATGAATCATCTGCAGCAGTTAAGAATTTTGCTACATCTGCTTCTGCTTTCATTACCCATGTTGCTGATTCGTGATTACCTAATTTTGCTTTGATGCTGTGTTCAAGCATGTGTGCTTGTGTTCTGATTGGTGAGCGAGGCTCTGTGTAGAAGGATGCACTAATTGTTGGGCGTGCGGCCTCTACTGGAGCAA